CCAGAGTTTATCTCCAAAAGAGGCAAACAATGACAGAGGAACAGGCACTACAAGAAATACCAGAGAAAATGTGGGTTAGGTTGTATATTTATACTAAAGCCAAGGAAGCTAGAAAGGGTTGGGATCAGAAGAAGTTTGACTCAGTATTTAGGAAGACGATGAGTATGATACGACTCCGAGGAAGGGACGCTGGAATGAAGTATCTATACAATATCATTAAGGAAAATAGAAATGATCCATACTTCACACAAAAACCCTTGACAGAAGATGAGGTTGATGCTATTATTAAACACAACAATACTAGCAAAAGGCGTGGGTCTTTCAACTACTAAGGCGAAATAATGCTCTTCCAATCCTTGGATGACAAAATACACTGCATAGGAATCTATTATGATGGAAAACTCGTATTTGATGAGATCCCAACTGGATTAACTGCAACGTGGAATTATTGTACTGGAATAAAATCCACAAGAGAAGAGGTTGAGTATGCCCAACTCTATTGTGGTGGCAAAAGCCTCTCAGAAGCCTGTCCAGAGCCTCTCAGAGCCGATTGGGAGCGTATTGAGGCGAAGATGAGGGCTTTCATAAGGTCATTTGTTGAAGCTGGTGTGTCCTTTACAGAGCATTGTTTCTATGATCTCGTTCCACCTAAATTCCTGCTTGAATATTGCGATTTGAAGAACCAAATCTGTGAACATGTGTTTGAAACATACGAAAAGCCTGATAATTATGAATTTCTGGCCAACCTATCTTTTATGGCAGAAGACATTTCAATGAATTCATTAAATCTTCAACCAAACGCCCTTAAGGGTGAGCTACAGATCACAAAAGTGAGGAGATTTTGGAAAAAACTCCTTAACGCTCCGACAAACATCAAGTATAATATATTTGGTACTCGTACTGGACGATTAACCACTGCAAAGAGCAGTTTCCCCATCCTAACAATGGATAAGGACTTTCGCAAGGTGATAAAACCAAAAAATGATTGGTTTGTGGAGTTAGATTTCAATGCGGCAGAGTTGCGAACCCTCCTAGCCCTCTCAGGCAAGAAGCAGCCCGAAGAAGATCTTCACGAATGGAACCTTAAGAACATTTTTAAGGGCGAGGGCACAAGAGAAGAGGCAAAGAAAAGAATCTTTGCTTGGCTGTACAATCCCAATTCCAGAGACTATGAATCCTCCAAGGCTTACGACAGGGGCGGAGTCGTTGATGAGTATTGGGATGGTGAAGAGATCATCACCCCCTTTGATAGGGCGATAAAGGCTGACAAGGGACATGCCTTAAATTATATTATACAAAGCACAACAAGCGATCTGCTTTTAAGTCAGATGATCGCAGTTAATAAATTCCTTGAGGGCAAAGACTCTCACGTTAGTTTTTGTATTCACGACAATGTTGTGCTTGACATGACCGAGGAAGACTGTAAGAAGCTTCCAGAGATTGTGCGAATCTTTGCAAATACCAAACTTGGTAAATACAAAGTTAACGTTCGTGCGGGAAAGAACTTTGGCGAAATGAAGGAGATTAACAATGCCAATTTACAATAAATTAGTAAGAGATGGAATTCCAGGTATTTTGGAAGAGAAAGGGAAGAAGTTTAATTCAAGACCTGTCAAAAACAGGCAGGAATACTTTGATATGCTGATGTTGAAGTTGCAGGAAGAGGTGCAGGAGTTTCTTATGGAACCTTCTGCTGAAGAGGTTGCAGATATACAGGAGGTTCTTGATGCTCTTTCATATGCGATCGGATCCAATGTAGCTGAGGTAAAGAATATTAAAGTTAGAAAGGCAGCATCTCGTGGTCGTTTTTATGATGGTCTTGTGCTGGAGTCTGTAGAGGATTAACATGGATGTTGTCATTGGATTGGGCGAAGCTGGTTGTAAAATAGTAGACCAGTTTATTAAATACCCGCAATATAAAGTGTATAAGATTGATACAGGCTTAGAAAGTCTTAATGATTTGGATGGTCTTGTATATGATGAGGTCGGGGAGGATAGTGTTAAAACTTTCTCCATGCCCATACAGTTGACCTCTGAGGATTATGAAAAGAACTGCCCACCGATGAAGGAGTTTTTTGAGGATCTTAAAGCTGGTGATAACGTCTTATTCGCTCTTGGCGGCGGCGGTAAGATTGCCGGATCTTCTTTGAAGATACTGGAAACAATCAAGGAATGTAATTTATCTATCTTGTATCTGAAGCCAGACCTTCAGTTGATTGGTGGAAAGAAATACATTCTTGATAGAATATCTTATTATGTTATGCAAGAGTATGCACGTTCTGGAATGTTTAATAGGATATACTTAACGTATAATCCGTCTGTAGAGAACGCCATTGGTGATGTTGCAGTCAAGGGGTATTTTGAAGAGTTAAATAAGATGGTGGCTTCAACGCACCACATGCTCAATATCTTTGAGAATACCGAGTCTGTTTTTGAAAACAAATCTGACACTGAAGAACATGTAAGAATATCAACATATGGAGTTGTAAATCCAGAAACAGGTGAAGAGCGTCTGTTCTTCCCCTTGGAGAACATAACCGACAAAACATATTATATTGCGGTGAATAAAGAAGTCCTGGAGGATAAGAAGTTCTTCAAGGAATTAAAAGAGAATATGAAGAAGAAAGCAGAGCAGCAAGGTGTTGGCATATCCTATGTCATCAACGAGACAGAATATGAAGATAGTTATGTTTATGTCGTTGCTCATTCAGATGAACCCCAAGGCGAAGAAGCCTTAAAAAATATTTGACATAAAAATTTAGGTATGGTATAATGCTTAAAAAGGAGATTAATATGTATATGAGTGATAAGATTAAATCTAACACCGCCACGTTCTTGAAAAAGAATGGCGATGAGCGGAAGATGAATTTTGTAAAACTTAATGATTTACCAAAAGAGTTTCTAAGTTCTCAACTGAAGGGATCCAATCGTAAGAGTGGATTATCAGAGGGAATGGAGATTGTTTGGGATCTTGACAGCAAAGGCTTCAGGGTCTTTAACTGGAATACAGTCGTTGGCGAGGTGATCGTCAGTGAAACTAATACTAAAAAAATACTTGACAGTAATAAGAGGACTGTGGTATAATAAGGGATAGGTATTTGGAATATTCGCCAAGTACACTACAGAGTAATTAACTCAAAAAAGGAGAAAAAATCATGGGTATTGATTTAAAGAAAATGAGAGAGAAGCTGGGTAAGCTTCAAAATAAAGGTGGTGGTGGAAAGTCAAATTTCTGGCGACCTTCAGATGGAGAACAGACGGTTCGTATCGTCCCGACTGCTGACGGAGATCCCTTCAAGGAATATTGGTTTCATTACAACCTTGGTAAGAATGCGGGGTTTCTAAGCCCTAAGCGTAACTTTGGAGAGAGCGATCCTTTGAACGATTTCATCCAGAGTCTTTATAATGAAAATACTGAAGAGAGTATTAAGATGGCGAAGAGCTTGTCAGCACGACAGCGATTCTTCGCTCCTGTCCTTGTCCGTGGTGAAGAGGATAAAGGCGTCCGTGTGTGGGGTTTTGGGAAGCAGGTTTATGAACAACTATTGAATCTTGTTCTTAATCCTGAGTATGGTGATATTACGGACACCAAAGAAGGTACTGATTTGAACCTTAAGTATGGCAAACCTGCTGGAGCGCAATTTCCAGTTACCACACTCACACCAATGAGGCGAACAAGTGCTATTTGTTCTGATCTTAGTGATGAAGAGTGTGTTGCTCTCCTAGAGCAGGTGCCAGAATTTGATGACCTCTTTGACCGGAAGACTCCTGAGCAAGTAGGAACTATGCTCAACGAGTATCTTGCAGGTGACAATGGTGGTGATGCTGAGGAAGTCTCAAGTGAGACAACCAAATATTCTGGTAATCCCAGCACCTCCTCTTCTTCAGTAGAAGGGGCTTTTAAAGAGCTTCTTGGCTGAGTAAAGACTCAGGAATGACCCACAGGGAGGCACAGGGTAATCAGGTGCCTCAACTTAACGACAATATGGAGAAATAATAAATGGCTAGAAAACAACAACCCAAGGCTGGAAAGCTTTCTATAGCTGATGTAAGAGCTAAAATTAATAAAAAACATGGGCAAGCGGTTGCATATAGTCTAGCCGAGAAAAACCCAACAGATGTCAAGGAATGGATCCCAACTGGATCAAGGTGGCTTGACAGTATTGTTTGTTTGGGTAAGTTAGCTGGAATTCCAGTTGGTAAGGTATCCGAGATCGCAGGTCTTGAGGCAACTGGCAAGTCCTATATGGCAGCACAGGTCGCAGCAAACGCACAGAAGATGGGCATTGATGTTGTCTACTTTGATTCAGAGTCATCTCTATCTTCGGAGTTTCTTGAGAAGGCTGGCTGTAATGTGGATGATGTTCTTTATATTCAAGCCGAGTCGGTTGAATTTGTTCTTGAGACTATTGAAGACCTACTGGCAACTGATAATAAGTGGCTATTTATTTGGGACTCTCTTGCGTTAACACCTTGCAGGACTGATATTGAAGGGGATTTCAACCCTCAATCCTCAATGGCTGTTAAGCCTCGTATCCTATCAAAAGGAATGTCCAAACTCACACAACCCATTGCAAATGCAAATGCAACACTTCTCGTATTGAACCAATTGAAGACAAATATTACAAGCAATGTGGCAGTAGCAATGACCACTCCATATTTCACTCCAGGTGGTAAGGCTCTGATCTATGCTTACAGTCTTCGCATTTGGTTGACTGGGCGAAAGTCAAAAGTATCTAAAGTTTATAACGACAGGGGATTTGAGATTGGCTCTGAGGTGAAGGCGAAGATTGAGAAATCAAGGTTTGGCTCCAGAGGTAGAATCTGTAATTTTAAAATTCTCTGGGGCGAAGATGTTGGAGTCCAAGATGAAGAGAGTTGGTTTGAAGCTGTCAAGAGTTCAGAACATTTAGTTTCCTCTGGGGCATGGTATACCCTGAAGTATAAGGATGGAACCGAGGAGAAATTCCAACCAAGTCGGTGGATGGAGAAGATGGCGAATGACAAATTTAAGGAGCGAATCCTTGAACTTATGGATGAAGAGGTGATTCAGAAGTTTGAAAGCCGAGAAGGTGACGCTGACTCATATTATGATCAAGATGAGCAACGGGAAGAACAAACCGCAGAAGCTTGATAATTAAGGAGTTTTTTTTCTTGACAAGAAGCCCCTGTTTATGGTATTATCATATGCAGGGGCTTTATACATTGGAGGACACATGAACATTTTCCCTATTGAATATGATCGCAACGGCAACATTGACTGGGAATTGTCTGCAAATTCACAAGACAATTACAGGGTTGTCAAGATGATCTTGGAATCCGCTCAGATGCTATGTACTGCACTCAACGAACT